ATGCGACAGACACAGAACATCACGCTTGAGCGGTGCCCCCACTGTAATGTGGCCGCGCCAAATCTCACTAAAAGGACCGCTTGGGAAACCGTGAACGGCAACCAGGTGTTCAAGCGAAACTGGGCCTTTTACGTGTGCGGGACGTGCGGTGGCGTGCTGACCACCGTCGCCATGGTTAAGGATGGTCAGGCTCAGGACATCCATGAGATGTGGCCTGATGCGCACGAGGTGGACGAAGCTATCCCCGAACGTGCCAAAGCCTATCTAGAGCAAGCCATCAAAAGTTTCCAAGCTCCGGTCGGCGCCGTGATTCTTGCTGCGGGCTCGGTAGATGCGATGCTCAAGGAAAAAGGTCTGAAAGAAGGCTCCCTGTACAAGCGCATTGACGAAGCGGCCCAACAACACCTGATCACCCAGGAGATGGCGGCTTGGGCGCACGAGGTTCGACTCGACGCTAATGATCAACGACATGTGGACGATGCTGCCCCTCTACCTACTCAAGAAGACGCACAACGAGCTGTTGAGTTCGTGCTCGCTCTCGCTCAGTTCCTATTCGTACTACCGAGTCGTGTACAGAGAGGTCGGGGTAAATAGAAGCAGGTAACCCTGCCATGACGAACGCAAGCACATGAAAGGTGCCTCATGGATGGACTGCAGTTCACATCATCGATAATCGGATTTCTTGCGTGGCCGGCGGCGGTCGTTTGGCTTGCCTACCTGCTGCGTCGTCCACTGGAAAAACTGATCCCACGTGTGCGGGCCGTCAAATATGGTGATCTGCATGTCGACATTGGTGAGCAGATTGAGGCGGCTCAAGAGCAGGCTGTGTCTGAAAGCGAAACTGTGCTGCTTGAGCCCCCTGAACCACCACTGAGCTTTAAGTCTCTCGCCTCGGCAGATCCCCGCGCAGCCATCCTTAGTTCCTGGTTACCTGTCGAGGGAGAGTTGAACGAGCTCGCAAGCAAGTGCGGACTCGGCTCGGACAGCACATTTAGACAGATTGAGCATCTCCAACGCACTGGAGTGCTGAGCCCTTCCTTAACCAACACCCTGCTCCACCTACGTCAGATCAGGAATACAGCAGTCCATGTAACGGGGGACAGCGTGGACTTTGTTGACGCAATAAAAATGGGGGAGATGTGCCAGATGGCTGCTGCGCAACTGAAAATCATCAACGAGAGCATGTAGGACCTATAAAGGTACCGGCTCTGAGCGTATGCGTGCCTGTGAGATAGCCGGTTTTTTCGAGCCTCCTTCTGTGTATGCACGCTATACGAAACGCCCCCCTGCACGAAGAAACCGAAAATTTAGGTTGACCCCTCAAAAGCTTGTCAGATTTGTCAGATTGTTCTTCTTACCTATGTCTAACCCTTATATCTCAAGGCTTACAGCGTTTTGATGTAGTGTCAGATTGGTGTCAACGGAACGTCAGAACCTGACAAAACCACACTGTCAGATTTCAACCTTCCAAGCCCTTGATTTATAAGGCTTTTTTATTAGGCATGTCAGATCTGCATCGTTTTTGACACTGCGTTGTCAGATCGCAAACCCAGTAAATACGCGGCCTCCAGCCGATTCCCTGACAGATATCCATGTTCTGACAGGCTTTTGGGGGTCAGCCTGAAAAACCTTTCATGGGGCACCCCGAAGCTATCCTTCAAAATGCCCCACGAAGCGAATTGATCGAGATAAGAAAATGCGCAAAGCAGCCACCCAAGCAGCCCTCCCGAAAATCGAACTGATCCAGAATGGCGCGGCCTGGGAGGTGCACTGGGATTACCAGGAAGCACCGGAAAGCGCGGTCCTGTTCAAGCGCCGCGAGTACCTGGATGGCTACATACATGGCAGCCTGGACGGAATCGGCATCCACCCGAAGAACGTCTCCTGCGCCAGTGCGCGTACCGGTACCGTGAAACGCCTGACGGAAGACCAGGCGGTACAGTTCAAAGCCCGCCTCGAGCACATCCTGATACCTGTGGTGGCCAAAGAATTCGAGCGCCTGAAGAACCTGGGCGAGCTTCCTCACATGTGGCTGGCGACCGGCACCGAGCAGTGAAACGCTCTGCAAAGCCGGTGAACAGCTGAGCCCCCACCCGCCGGGGGCTCCAGCCGGATCGGCGCCCTGCTCCTGGTGCGCTGTACATGCACGAAAATAACAGTGTCCGAAAATGAAAAACCCGGAAACCGGGTATTTTTTCGCCAGTCCCTCACGGAATTCGCGGGCTCCAGCCATGGGCGCCCTGTCCCGCCAGAGCGGCCAGTCAGCCGCACGGCGTTGCACAACCTTTCATTTTCTTTCACAGCGTGCAATTGCCACCGGCCTGCGCGGGCCCAGATACGGCGCGGCCTGCAGCTCGGTTTGCACCACCCGGCTGGTTTGCACGATTTCACGACGAAAAGCGCGTCGGCGGGAGGGGGATAAGTGATTTTTTCGCAGCATTTTTTTTCCGTCAGAGATTTTTCTGGATATGCTGGCGTTTTCGTTGCACCGCTGGAGGACGTCGTATGGGGAGATATATCGGAACCGCTGGTGAGCTCATCATTGAACAATGGTGCGCGCTTTCAGGCATCACTGCGAACCGATCTGAACCCGACCGCCATGGATGGGACTTGCATTTTGAGATGCCTAACCTTGCAGATCTAAAGCTCGCCAACGCGCTACATGAGGCAAACATTGAGTGTAAGGTTCAAGTAAAAACGACAGACACAAAGAAAAAGACAGAGCCCATTGAGCTCTCAAACTTGCGCAGCATGGCAACATCTACGCTACCAACTTTTTACATTTTGATAGAACTTGCAGGCGGTCAACAGGTGTTGGCCGCTCACCTGCTGCACATTGATGAGAGCATTTGCTCCAAAGTGCTTGAACGAATCAGACGAGAGACAGCAAAACCGGGCAAGCTAAATCTACACAAAAAAACCATGTCGCTGGATTTCAAAAAGGGCGTTAAAATTCAGCCACTTAATGGAGAAGGATTAAAATCTGAAATCCTTAAGTTCATCGGCCCCTCACAGGCTGACTATGTGATAAAGAAACAGACCTTCATAAAGTCTTGTGGATTTAGCCCCCAAAGCTACAAAATAAGCTTCCAAGTAAATGTGGATCACGCTGACAAGCTTGTAAGAATGCTACTGGGCGACAATGACTCATTAGAGGTTAAAGGGCTCGAAGCTACAGTTACCCGATTTGGCATAACCGAACAACTGAATGAAATGCGAAGTCACACAGCCGTTATGAGTGTGACTAATGTACTCCCAGATGGTTCGGCAAAAGTTCTGTTCAGAAATCGAAGAGACGGTACAGCACTGGAGTTTGTCTTCGATATCTACCGAGGCGGGGCAACTGCCTGTGTGCCATCGAGATATCGAGTAGTAAGGCTAAAATCCCAGCGGTTTTCAATTGATATGTCTATGCACGACAACTCAATGAATATGTATTTTCACGCGAGGGAAGATGAAGCCTGCGACATCAATGAACTGCTAAAAAGTTATAAACTGATCAAGATAATGACTAACCCAACCGATGTGGTTTTCAGAATGGAAACTGAAGGCAGGGTAATAAGCGGCGGGTTCAGCGGGCAGGGCTTTGAAGGTGATTTCGACAAGTCGTTAGAAATGCTTGAAGCGGCAAGCTATATCAAAAACGTTTATAACTATCATGACCAGCTAAAGGTGATTCCGAATTGGTTTGCACGGAACGGCGACATCCTTGTAAGTAACGCGAGATTCCTGAGAAATCTAACCACTCTAAATAAAATCAACTTAGGATTTACGCTTGCTGATGGATCTACAGATCTAACGGAAGCAGAGTGTTTAGTAGCCATCCCGGTTGTTCTAGGTGATCTATGCTTCGTAAGCTTGCTAGTTTACAGTGGAAATCTTAAGAACAAAGATGGCGGTAGCTATGAGCTAATCCCATCGAACGTTTCAGTAATCTACAGAACGCATTTCACAATGGATTATGTAGCATCTGGCAGAGCCACACTTGACTTGGAAGAGGCTGCAGACAGATACGAGAGCAATCAAACGATAGTTCCATTCATAGATACTTATATGGCTCCTTTGATGGAAAACGCGAAACGTTCTCTTGCTAAATGACAAACCCGCCGTCAGGCGGGTTTGTCTCAAAGTTCCTCTGTGTTGGCATCTCTGATCAATCAGACATTTATACCCAGTCGCAGCATCCGCTTACGCATAGCTGTGGCCACTTCGTTCAGCTCGGTATCGGTCAGCACCCTGGAATAGATGGCCACTGCCGAGATGTCCACTTCGCCACCGAAAGCCATGGTGCCGCTACCGATCTGAAAAACAGAGTCTGACAGAACTCGAGCATTCAGGTCAGATCCAACGGCTACCGTGTTCCTGGTCAAGTTCTGGACTTTCAACGCGTATGAAGAACTAGCGCGCATCACGCGGATACCCCAATCGGTTGCAACCTCTCCCCCGCCTACACTTCGAACGGAAGATGTAGCACCGCCAGAACCATTCATTCGGCAAGAGCTTGCGGTGAGAGATGATGCCGCCACATGGTAGAGCGAACTACCGTAAGCAGTCCCGCTTACCCCCTCAGTGACAGAAGTACCGCGATAGTTGCCAACGTAGAACGGTGACGACGCGTCACCACTGGTCGAGGCATCTGCGGGGATCTGTGCTGCCGCCTTTCCGACCACGATCAAAGTTTGTCCATCAGTCTCTCGGATGCTGGTCTTTAGGTAGTTAACCAGTCCTTTGAAGCGGCCATGAGTCGGATAAGCAACCGGTGCCCCCACAATCAACGCATCAGCTTTACCTTTGGCCCGATTGAAGAAGAAGCGCTTGGCATCAGTATCGAATGTGAACCAGCCTTCCAGGCCTTGATCGACCGGCACGTTAACTTTGGTGTACCACGGTCCAACCTGGTTCGAACGGAATTTAAGGCCCATGAATATTTCCTTGAATGAAGTTTTAAATGAGGTTCAGTGCTGCAGCAGCGATGAAGGGGGCCATGGCCTGGTACAACCCGTGGCGCGAAGCTCCCACTGGATGGACGGAGTCCGCCCAATCCCCGGACGCGAAGCCGTCACTACCCACAGTTGATGTCGAGTAGTTGTAAGCAGCATCGGGATTGGTCATGGCCCAAAGAGGTGCAAGGATGGTCTTGGAATCGGCTCGATCCACCGCGCACTGGCGCATGGCGCGGATCATCGGGGTGTAACGGCTGGTCCACAGGGCATTGCGCGCATCGTTATATGACGCACCTGGAACGGTTCGAATGATCTTTGCTTGCGGCCAAGCCTTCCGGATCTGGTTGTGAATGATCTGATCGTTGGCGTAGACGTGGTCATAGATGGTCGCATCGGTACGATCGCGGACATCGTTGGTGCCCAGGGCCTGGACCACAACATCCGGCGCGTCGAAGCCGAAGCGGGTTTGGTAGAACGCCGGGTCAAAAACATGCCCATTGCGCACGATGTCGGCAGGATCACTGCCGGTGGCTACCCGCAGGAATGGGTTGATCGGCCAGCGTTCCTTTTTCGACAGCGCCAGGTAAGCCGCTTCCCCACCCGGTGCGACGATGCTGACACGGTCGGTAATGGCGTTGGTGAAGTCGCCGGTTTCCCAACCTTCACGGCATTCACCCCACTCACCCGTCGCATCATCTGCGTTGGTTGCCGACGCGGATCCCTCAAGGGTGCCGATGAACGTTGCAACGATGCCCAAGGCTGCCAGGTTCTGCTTCAACAGCATTCCACCTTGACGGTTCGCGATGCTGTCGCCGATGAACAGGATCCGGACGGGCACAGCAGGCGTCTGCACCGGGACATGTTTGAGGGTGAGTGCCATGAACTTGCGAGCACTCGCCTTTGTCCTGGTGCGCAGGTTCAGCACCGCCCCAGGGCCGAAAGTTTCGGCGTTGATGCCCAGTTGCGTGCCCGATGAGGACATGGGCGTTGTGGTGCTGGCCAGCGTGGCAATGATGTTGTCGGCCAACTCGCGGCGCGGCAGCAGGTTTCGCGGATAGATGTAGGTATCGGCCAAACCGGAAGTAGCGATAACGGGAGCAAACAGCAGCCCTTCGTCAATGGGCGATTGAGACTCAGCCTCGAGGACGCTCTCCAGCGGAGTGACCTCGCACAGGTCCTGCAGGATTGCATCCTCGGAATCCACCACCAGGATGCCTGGAGTATGGGTAGGTTCGATCTCAAGCCCGCCCAAAAGAATGCGGGTGCCATCCGCGTACAAGATGAGCCCGCCTTCACCGTCTTCAATCGTTGTCGTGCCATCTTTGGAGGTAATGGTGAAGCCCGGAGTCTCAAGGGTGTCATCTGTGATCGTCACCAGCTGGGCGTCCTCGTCATCGAGGACTTCCAGATGGGTGTTGGGCGTGTTCGAAGTCTTGACCAGACGGCGCAGCGCGTCGACGGCATCTGCGGTGGGGTAACGGCGAACCTCTACTGCTACACCGGCGCGGTTTTCGTAGGTGATCAGGTAATCGCCATTGTCCGGGCTGAGCACCTGGAAGGTTCCGCCAACCGGAGTGACGAGCATGCCTTCCGCGATGCTATCGACGGAGTTGGCCTCGGCCAGAGCCACGTCGCGGGCGGCCTCGGCGCGTTTGGCTGCAGTGTTGGCCGCTGCCACACCTTCGTCCACGTCATTGAGCTGAACCGGAATGCGGTAGTCGCGCGCGCCTTTGACCACGCGCAGGTCGTAGAGACCGTTCGGTGCCGCGAACTGGATGTAGCCGAGTTCATTGGCCGGGAATGGGTTGGTCAGCGACACGCCGTTGGCCTTCTGCAGGCTCGGTGCGATGTTCTCGGTACCGCGCTGGTACACGTAACACAGGGCCCCTGGCAGCGCGTCGCCTTTGTCGTCCTGGGCGATGTAGGTCTTGAGTTCCATGAGTAATCCTTACGCAGTAATCGGTTTGAGCTTTTGGGCCAACAACGCCGCGTTGGCGGCCTTGGCCGTGAATTGGGCGGCGTCGCCGGAACTGGGTGCAGGCCCCGGCACGTGGGTATGGCTGGCCAGCTGGGTGGCCAGCTGCTGGACCAGATCGATCAAATCGCACAGCACCTGGAGCACGTTCACGGATTCAGAGCCAAGCCAGGTGGTGGCCGCGATGCTGCGTCGGGCGGCTTGCACGCGCTCGAGCAGCTCACCACCCACGGTCAGGTTGAGCTTCTGGCCCACTACCTGGTTGAGGTCGCGGCCCGTGGACAACCCGAGGTCATCGATCGCTGCCAGCGAGGCGGCACCGGCGGACAAAAGCTTCAGTGCCCCCATGGCCTCGATCGTCTTGATGCCGCCCACGGATTCGGTGGAGTGGTCATCCACAGTGCGGCTGTCGCTCTGGTACTGCTCAGCATTGGTGAGGCTTTCCACCAACCGATCGGTGGACTTGTCGCGGATCCGGCCATCGGTCTGCCGGGTCCAGTCGCCGTTGGCCTCGACCCGCTGCTGCGAGGCCTCGCTGTGCTGCCATACCTGGTCGCCTTTGGGCAGGCTGGGCAGGGACAGGCCGTGCGGCAGGATGCACTGGATAAAGGGCTTGTGCGGCAAGCCTTGGGCGAAGGACACGACCACCTTGGTGCCTTCCTCGGGGAAGCTGTAGAAGCCCATTTCGTCGCCACCAGTTGGCACCGGTACCGGCACGCCGGCCAGTAGCGGCATGGAGTCGTCCGGCTCGTTGTTCTCGTCCAGGACCTGCAGGTCCACGGCGAAGCGCGGGCGGAACTCGTCACAGATGCCGGCGCCGGCAGGGGCATCAGCCACGCTGACGACCTGTGCGAAGCGCGGCAGGTGATAACCCCCGCTCAGCTCGGGAAACATGCGCTCTACGCAGCGCCGGATTGCATCTTCCATTTGATCGCCATGTCGGTACCGACGAGTGCCACGGAGGTGACGCGCTCGCCATGGTTGATGGTTGCACCAGGACGCAGGCCGGGAAGCGCCGCGATCACGGCGCTCTGGTTGCCCTGGTAGTTGTTGAACAGCTCGACCGGCAGCTGCAGCGGCGATCGCTCGCCGAAGAAGCTGTGCGCCCAGCTGCCGACGAAGACTTCGCCGTCTCCCTGCTGCTGCCAAATCAGGTCGGAAATCGAAAACACCCGGGCCAGGCTGTCCATGGCCTGGAAGCCAGACGCCAGGCTGTAGAAATAGGGAGCCTTGGTCGTCGCGTAGGATTGCGCCGGCACACGAAAGCGCAGCCCGGTCTGGTCGCTGATGGCGGCCAGCACGGTGCGCAGATCGGCATGGCGCAGGTTCAGCGGCAAGGGCTTGGCCAAGATCGCGGCCAACTCGCGGCAGTACAGCACCTGTTCTCGCTGGTTTACGGCGGTGCTGCGTTCCACGTAGCCAATGAAGTGGCGCTGAAGGGTCGCGTCGTTGTAGCCGATGTCGAGCGTGACCAGACCCGATACAGGTGCGCCGGCCTGGACAGTGAACTGGGCGCGGCCAGGGGTGGCCAACTCCAGGCGGACGTCGTCTTTGACCAGGACGTGCTCGATGCCGGCGATGCGCAGGACCTTGTGGAGCTTCACGATTTGCCCCCCAGGTAGTCATCGAGCTTTTTCAGGGTCGCCTCGAAACCAGTCAATTCGGTACCACCGCTGGATCCGCTGGATTCACCGGCGCCGCTGCTACTGCCGCTGACCGCCTGCCCGGACGCGCTTTGAGTGCTGACAGCGTTCCCGGCGCGGCGCTTCTCCACGCGCTCAGGGTTCGACAGCTTCTCGGTCAGGCTGAACTGGATCCGCCATCCGCGCAGCGTGTCGTCCTCGCGGGCGCTGACGCCGTCCGAGAACTGGACCTGCCGCATGCCGATCGCGGCAGCCGTGTCGTTGACGATCCGGTAGGTCTTGAGCTGGCCACCGCCCTCAGTGGCCTCGGCCAGGCGCATCAGCGTGCGCAAGTCCGCCGCGTCGAGGAAGCGGATCAGCAGGCTGACAGTCAGGGTCTTGGGCTTGAATCCCTTGTGCGCGGTGTCGGTGTTGCTGGTCTGTCCCGACATGTCGCCGCTTTCGATACGCAGATCCCCGGTGACCTTCATCCCCCGCCCACGGATCTTTTCGCCGTCCAGGAGTAGTGTCATAGGCCCACCAGTTCGCGAACGAAGCTCAGGCCCTTGAGCGATCCCACCAGCATCACGCCGGCGGACAGCGGCCATTCGTGACCTGGCGCTTCGCCGGCCAGCAACTCGCGGCGGAGCTCGGCGGCATTGCCCGGGCCGATCAGACGGGCACTCATGGTGGCGTCCGCACCCGCGTCGTCGAACATGGCCATGAGGTTGGCCAGCTCCTGGTCCTTTGCCGCACTGCGCTGCGCCTTGCGGCTGGCCAGCGCCTGCAGGTCGGCCAGAGGCGAGCTGGACGCGAAGCTCTCCAGCGCGGCCAGTTGGCCAGACATCGATTGGCTGGCTGCGCGGGTGATGGTCGACTGCTCTAGGGGCAGCTTGCCCCAGTGCGGTAGCGCACCGGCGGTTGGCAGCTCCCACTTGGAGGTCTCCAGCTCGGACAGCCGACCAGCGCGGTTCTGTGCACGCTTGAGGTCCGGAAGCGGCAGCACCGCGTTAAAACGGCTCAGGCTCGCGGCAAGGTGGTCATAGCGAGTGCCAACGAACATCACGACCAGGGCGTACTGATCGCCCTCGGGTCGCTTGGCGTCGGTCACGTCCTCGAGCTTGGCAGCCAGATGCCGGAGCATGTTCGGCGCCGACAGGTACCGCTGCAGGCCTCGGCCTTGGCCAACCCCGCTTTGAAACGGCGTGACCACCAGGGCTGCAGGCACCTCGGCCAAAGTCTCGCTCATGGCGCTGCGGCCGGCGGCGACCGCAGCAGCAGCTGCTGCTCCGACTGGCCCCGGATCGGTTGTGGCCAAGTTCTGCAAGGCGGCCACACGAACGCCCGCGCTGGCCAGCTCGCCATCGGCCAGGGCCTTGGCGTCATCGAGGCCGGCCAACCAACTGGTTGCCTGGGTCGGCCAGCGCATGGTGACAGGCATCCACGTCATACCAGAGTGGTCTCCCAGCTAATGGCCTCGAGGCCGGCCAGGTCCTTGGCATCGCGGGCTTGCTGCAGGAGCTCCTTCAAGCTGTAGGACTTCTGCAGCAGCTGAAGCTTCATGCGGGTGAAGTCATCGGTCACCTGACGCAGCTGCGCGGCGGTATGTGCCCGATAGGCTTTGATGCCGGCCAAGTCGGTACATGGATAGGTGAGATCAACGCCCAAGGCGGCAGCGCCGCTCAAGTTCAGCTGGTCGTCCAGCGTGGTGCTGTAGCGGTGCTCCGCTCCCAGGACAGCAGACCAGTAGCCACTGGTGATCTGCAGGCTGCAGCAAGCATCGATCTCCTGGACACGCTCTTGGTAGCGTCGCTCCACGGTCGCCGGGATGTCGTCCACCCATTGCCCGTTTTCCCAGATTTGGCCTGGGGCTGGTGGCTCAAGGGTGTAGCCCGGCGGCAGTTGGCCAAGCCGGTCGATCGACAGGGGCTCGCCAGTCTGGGTGTTGTAGGCGGTGAGGCCCAGGTACGAGTCGATCAGATGCCAGCTCAAGCCATCCCAGTGCGCGGCCTTGAACTCAGGTATTGCCGGCGGGGCAGTTTGGACGCAGCCACGGGGGATCAGCCACACGCCCTCCTCCAGCGGCGACGGGTCGGCGTATGCCTGGCCGGTGTAGATGCCGAGGTGATCCGTTTGATAAACGATCTTGGGTTGCATGGCTGGCCTCAGTACTTGATGAAGGCGTTAAACGCGATGTTCAGCGGGCGAGTTTCGTTACCGCCGGTGGCATTTACCGTGATCGAGTGCTCGTGATGCTCAACGGCCACCACGTTCACGGGGTGCTCGTGATGCCCAACGGCCACCACGTTCACGGGGTGCGCGTGATCGCCCGACTCGCTGGTGAGCTTGTCGTGCATGCCCGAATCGGCGTAGTTGACGATGTTGCGCGGCTCGGTGATGGCGCCTGAGCTATCGACGCCGTCCGGGGTGTAAACGCCAGACCGAACGTAGTGCGCATGGTTGCCGGCGACACCGCTGCTCGCCTCGTGGTCGTGACCACCGTTGGCGCCGCTGCTCGCTGCGTGGCCGTGACCACCGTTGGCGCCGCTTCTCGCTGCGTGGTTATGTGAGCGGATTTCATCGGCCTGGACGCTGCCCAGGGTGCGGCCCGGGTCGACGTTTCGGCCATCGTCCATGGACCTGAAGAACAGGCCACGCGCGTCAGGCAGGTTGAAGGTGCTGACGCCGTCGCCGGCACCGTGGCGGGTACCGATCTTGGAAAAGAGCTTGGCGAAGACTGTGCGAGACACGGCGGCGCCGTTGGCCCGTAGCCAGCCTACTGGCGGTGCATCGAGGTCAAAGTGGGCCACCATGCCCACTAGGTTGTCCTCGATCAGCGCTCGGGCGGCTTTGACCGCCTTGGTGGTGGCCAGGATCTCGCTGCTGTTGCTTTCCGGGTCATCGCTCTTGGCATTTGGCAGGTTGCCCAGGTCGACGTCGTCCTTGGTGGTGGCCCGGGCACGCAGGTTCTGGTAGTCGCCGACACGGGCGGCGAAGTGCTCGACCAGGGCGCCGGTGATGGGCTGCCACAGGCGCATATCGGTGATGTCACTGCTCGCCGAGATGTTGGCCAGCTCGACCAGGTAGTGCTGATTGCCGGTGGCGTCCTGATAGTCGACCTTGTTGCTGCCGAAGGCCACGGTCCATTGGGCGGTGACATCGCTGCCCTGGCGGCGCAGCGTCACGTCCAGCCAGGCCTGTGCCGGCAGAGCGGGCAGCTGCACTTTGACCGGCTCCGGCAGTTCCAGGCGGATGCCCCCGATGTAGGCCACGCCCGCCTTGAGCTGGTACAGGCCGAAGCTCAGTTCCATTTTCAGGCTATCGCCCAGGAAGCAGGTGCGCCCATAGACGTCACGGTTGCTCAGCCGCTCGCGGGTATCGATCCCGGCCAGGCGCACGGTGTAGTCGTGCTGCCAGGTGTTGGCGTCGACCGTGATACCGGTGATCGCCTGTGCTCCGTCGTACTCCACCAGGAAGTTGCGGGTCAGGTTGTTGCCGATCTGCAGCGGTGGAATGTTCTTGCGCTTCTGCTGCAGCGGCACGTAAGCCACGGCCAGCAGGACGTTTTCTTCGGTTTCCAGCCCAATCCAGTTGAAGTCCCAGTCGCCCACGCTGGAGTCGACCACCACGCTGTAGATCACCTGGTTAGGGTTCACATAGCCGGCACGGTCCACGGCGGTGGTGTAGACCACTTGAGCGGCGGGCGGCTTGCCGGGGCTGCGGTCGACCGGCGCCGATGGGTCGAGCCCTGGCACGTTGGCGAACACGAAGCGGGCCACGTTGAGGACTTGCTGTGCGGCCTGCTTTTGAGCGATCAGCGACTGGCCAGCGAGGGTAATGCTTGCTCCCATGGGGGCTCCTAGGTGTTCTCGGTGGTGACAATGGCCAGTTCGTTGATGATGACGAGGCGTTCAGCGCTGTCATCCAGAACCGCGCACAGGGTTTGCTGGTCGTCATGGAAGTGGGCGACTCGCATGCCCAGCGTCACTGGGGTGATCGTGGCGAACTCGTAGCGCCGGCAGGTTCGCCCGTACTGCTGCATCAGCACGCGCAGCAGCACGGGATTGGCGCTCAGCTGGCTGTCGGTCAGGTACAGCCGGACCACATCCCAGTTCTCGTTGTCGAAACGCTCCTCGATCTCGACGTAGCCGACGCCCAGGCGCTGGAAGATGCGCACGGTGCCGGAGGTGCTGCCCGCGTCCACCGCGTTGATGAAGGCGTACTTCACTCGTTTCCGGTACAGGCTCTCCGGCTCGCCCTGGAAACGCTGGATGTCGCGTTGCCAGGCCAGCAGATCGAGGACTGTCAGGTGGCATGTCTCGGCATCGAGCTGGAGCAGCGGCCAGTTCATCCAGGACTGAACCCGGGTCCACCAGGCCTGCGCGGCATCACGCAGCTTGGAAAGCTCGACGCCTTCCAGCCAGAAAGGGAGCTTGAGCTTAAGCACCGAGCACCACCTGGACGGCATCGAGGCGCGGGATGGTCAACTGCGAAACGATGTCGGCGTTGTCGAACTTCAGGGACTCGATGCCGGCGAAGGTCTCGTGCAGCTCCTCACCCAAGCGGCTGAACGAGAACCGCGATTGTGGATAAGTCAGCGTTGGCTGGTAGTCACTGGCCGTGCTCTCGCGGAACGCGGCCCGGATGAACAGCTCGACGTCGTTCAGCAGCGCATCTTGGCGCTCGCTGCCGACCGAGGCCCGGGGCCAGATCGATACCCGGACTGTGTGCTGGGTGGCCGGCATCTCCAGCACCAGGAGGTCGTCGCCGTGGCCATGGTTGCCCTGGTCGCGGATGTACTCGTTGATCGATTCCAGGTAGCTGGTTGCCGGCGATCCCGCTTCGAACAGTACAAAGGCATTGGCGCTGCCTGGTCCTCGAGGAGCGTCATGCTCGAAGTACACGCCATCAGGCTCGACGCCCGGGAAGGCCGCGATCATGGCTCGATAGACGGCATCGGTGTGCCACTGGTTGACCGCGCTGTACTGGTTGCGGCAGCGCAGGCGCAGATCGTCGTCATGCTCCTCGTCTGCCCCGGGCTGGGTCAGCCAGCCATCGGCGTTCACCACCTGGATCACCCCAGGGATCGGCTCGGGGAGGATCGAGTAGTAGCCCGGCGCGAGGTTGTAACCGCTGCCAGCCTCGCTCGCCTCTACCGGGGCCAGGACCTGGGCGTCGCCATCCAGAAAGACAGTGGCGGCAGTGGTGACCAGGACATAGACGTTGGCATTGATGGCTACCGACTGCACCCGCACGCCGGCGGGGATCTCCAGCGTGCCGGCGACGCCGCTGCGCGTGAACAGCAGCTGCCCCTGCGCCTTGGTCGAAGGCTTGCGAGTGACGTTGACCGCCCAGGCCAGCATATCCAGCCAGGCTCCGGTGGCGGTCTTGACGAAGAAGTTGGGCAGCACCGTGGCGGCGATGAACTCAATCAGCCACATCACTGGCTTGGTGACCAGGGCGGTTACCACGCGCCAGAACGGCGACCAGGCGCCGGTGTTACTCAGTTTGGAGCCCTGAGCGGCCACCTCTTTCTCCCAGGCTGCGCGCAGGCCGGCCTCGGTCGTCGGGATGCCGGCGTCCTGCAAAGCCTTCTTGAAGTCGACGTCACTCACAGCGCTACCTCGGTGGTTCCAAATGCAACAGTGGTGGCGGTGACCATGTATTGGCCGCTGCCGGTTTCGGTGATCTGCACGGTGCCCGGTACCAGGCGCTCGTCGGTTTCCACCAGCAGCTCCAGCTGCCCGATGCAATCGGCTTGGCGGAATCGGTCACGCTCGGCCATCAGTGTCACCAGCAGGCCGCTCTCGCGGATCATGTGGGCGATGTCCTGGGCAATGCTGGCCCGGTCGTCCACCAGCACGGGCTGGTTCGACGGGTCCAGGGTCAGGTCGTTGTTGGTGATGAGCAGATCGATGTAGAGACTCATCAGCCGGCTGCCATCCCGATCATGTTTTCCAGCTCCAGCGGGTTCATTGGCTTGGCGGTGTGAATTTCCACCTTCTCGACGTGAGTGCCCTTGTTCTGGTTCTGGGTGTTCTGGATGCTGGTCATCAGGCCACCGGCGGGCACGCCGCTGGCACGCGTCGGGCTCAGGTTGCCCACGGGCTTGTACTCGGCATTGGTACCGACGTTGGGCAGTTCTGGGGCGCTGCCCAGGCCGGTACCGACATTGGGTAGCTCTGGGGCGCTGCCCAGGCTCATCTCGATGTTCACACCGGGGATCTTGTTCAGCATCGAGATCAGCGAATCGATCGCCGACTGGAAGACGGAAACGATGCTGTCCCAGGCGCCTTTGGCCATGCTGCTCCAGCCGCCCATGCTGCCGAACCAGGCGCTCAGGGCGCTCAGCTGATCGGCAACCCATTGGAACGCTGCGGTGTTCATCAGGGCGGTGGTCCACTGGTCCCAGTAGACGATCGCGGCGACGATTACTGCGACCAGGGCGAGCACGCCCAGGACGATCAGCAGCACGGGGTTAGCGGCCAGCGCCGTGTTCACCAGCCAGATCGCACCCTGCCAGACCAGCATCGATGCCTTGGCCAGGCCGATCGCCGCGATCATGCCGAGGATACGGGCGATGAACAGCGCGCCCTGGACGGTGTGGGCGATGAACATCGCGATGCTCTTCCAGCCAGTCCAGGTGAGCAGGCCCCAAACCACGTTCAGCCCGATCATGGCCATCTTGCTGAGTCCGACGATCATGGTCAGCGCGCTGATGGCCGCAGTGATACCGAGGACAGCCAGTGTGACGATGCCGATCAGGCGGGTGACATTGGGGAAAATCTGCGTCCACCGGGTCAGGGTTTTGCCGATCGCCACCAGCTTGTCCATCAGCGGCTGCAGCATCGGGATCAGCATCTGGCCGAAAGCAATGCGTAGCGCTTGCACTGCTGCCCCGAACTGCTGCCAGGGGTCGACCATTGCCTGGGCCATCTTTTCCGCCTGCTCGAGACCGCGAACCTGGCCCAGCTGGTCAATGCCGCTCTTGAGCCGATCGGTGTCCTGGGCCAGTGCACCGATTACCTGGGCACCTTCCCCGCCGAATGCTTCCACCAACTTGCTGTCAGCCGCGGCGTTGCGCAGGTCGCCGAACTTGCCCTGTAGCTTGGCAATGATGTCCAGCATCGGCAGGACCTTGCCGTTGGTGTCGGTGAAGGTCATGCCGAGCTTGTCCGAAGCGTTGCCGATGTTCTCGAAGAACGCCTTGTACCGCCCGCCGGCATCGCCGCCTTCCATGGTGCTGGACAGGCTCCCGATCACCGCCATCTGCTCGGCCAGGTCAATGCCGGACGCCGAAGCGATCGCCCCGGCTTCCTTGAAGCCTTCCTTCATCTGCTCGCCACTGGTGCGGAACAGCTGCACGGCCAAGGCAGTCTGGCCGCCCAGCTTCTCGACCCATTGGCTTTTGCCCATGGCATCGGCCTGTTGCTTCTGCAGGTTGTACAGCGTGCCGACGTACTCGCTCATCACGTCCTGGTCGGATTTGGTGGCCTTGGCCAGCAGAGCACTGGTGTTGGTGAAAGTGGCCAGCTGCTCGCCCGCCAGCCCCTTGATGGCACCCTCGATCTTGTAGGCCGAGGCGACAAAGGAGTCGGCGTTTTCGCCATAGGCCACGGAGAAATCCAGCGCCTTGGCGTTGAGGGAGGCCAAGGCATCCTCGGCCACGCCAAGCGAACGGACATCGCCCAAGGCGCGATTCATCTGTAGCGCGGGCTCCATCGCTGCCTCGATGCCGGTCAGGGCACCCCAGACGCCCGCAAAGCCGGTACCGATCTGCTTGATGTTGGCTTCGCCCTGTTCGGCCAGGTCATTGAAACCCTGGGTTACCTTGGCCAAGGGCGCAGTAACCTTGTCGTTCAAGCTGAGGATGAAGTCCAGGCGGCTGGATGCGTTCGCGCTCATGGGTCAATTACCGTTGAAAGCTCGTGATATGCCGTTGGCTATGGCGATTTCCATTCGCCGCCAGTGCTCGTCTTCCAGCCATTTGGCCGTGCCCAGGGTCTCGGGCGATCGATCTGCACCAGGTAGCCAGCGATCGGCCAGGGCCAGCAGTTGGCCTAGGCCGTCGTCAGTCAGGCGCTCAGCGTGGCCGAGCGCTTTTTTACGGTGACCTCAACGGTCGGCGAGTACTCCTCGATCAGCGCACCGGCGATCTGGATCGCGGTCATCGGGTTGACCAGCAGAGGCTTGAGCGCAGCCTTTTGCTCCTGGTTGACTGAGGTCATCAGCAGGTTGTGGGCCGGGGCGACCTTGTTGGCCGGGGTCAGGCTGTTGATGTACTTGGTCATCAGGGCCGGATCCATGCAGAAGTCGAAGTCCTGGCCAGCGACCTCGAGGGTGATTTCAGTACGTTCAGTCATGGTGCGATTCCAGTGGTAGTGGGTTGGGTGGTGCAGAAGCTGCGGACGTGGTCCTGCAGCCCCAGGATCATTTGCCGGCTGACGGCGAGCTGATCGCGGAGGGTGAAATAAGCCTGTCGAGCGTCTGCTGTGAGTTCGGGGGATCCAGCATCAGCCACGCCGCCGGCGCCGGGATCGGCGCGTCCGGTGGCGGTGCAGGTGGCATGGAGTTGCAACCGCTGATGGCCGCGACCAACAGAATCACGCAGCTCCTGGTTTGCTTTGAGGGCATGGCTCAGCTCCTGGGTATGTTTGGCGTCATTGGTGGCAGCTGTGGCCAGGCGCTCGCCGGTGATGCGGGCAGCCTCGCGCAGGCCTGTTGCCTCGGCTTGAGCGACATCGCGCTCCGATCGGGCGGTGTCGCGCTGTTGCACGACGTGGTCGAACAAGAACCAGGTCGCGTAAGCGAACAGCAGGGCTCCGAGCAGCTGCACGATTACTGTGCGCATAGCTTTGCCTCCTCGAGGCGACGGGCATGCAGCCCAGGCACGAACACCTTGTTGCCCTTGGCATCGGTGACAAATGCCCAGACGGCCCGGCCATCAGCACCCCAGGCCAGCGCACGGCAGCCTTCGCCGATCCGGCCCGCGTTGATCAGGCCGACAGCCCGGCTCGCGCAGGTGGTCGGCACGCCGAAGTTGTGGCTGTGGCTCGACAGAGCGTCGAAGGTGTTCTGGCTGATCTTGTCGTTGGTCAGGCAGTCGGCCAGCCCGAGCTGGATCTTCTCGACCACCAGCTGCTCCACCTCGGCGCAGCGCGCCGGCGACCAGTAATCGCCAACGACCACCGGATAAGGGCTGGTGTAGCGTGTGATGCCCTTGCACACGGTTGGCAGGCCACGGGCCAGCTCATCGGCGAACACGACGTTCTGCCCCTCGCCTTCCCATTTGCCCAGGAACGCCATCAGCGTGCTGCTGCCCAGAACGAGCGTGATGGCACCGGTCAGGATCTTGTTGCGCAGGCTCATTTACCCCTCCAGTCGCGCAGCATCTGGCGGTACTTGGGGGCCAGCAGGAGGATCTGCAGGACCATGTAGAGCGCGGTCAGCATGTAGGCGACCGCCGACCAATCGACGGCGCCCGTTACCCCAGTTGCGGCCACGCCAATCGCGGGTGAGGCCTTGACCAAGGCAACAGCGGTGTCCTGAGCGGCCTGATTCGCGCTCATCGTTGACCCCCTTTTTCGAAAGTGGTCTGGCACGGGACGCACCGGGTCATCCCGCCCAGCGCGCGGCGCGCCTCGGGGATCTCCCCACCACACTCATCGCAATGGGTGAGGCTTGGCCCGCTCGAGCGCGCATGGGCCAGAGCGGCAGTGATCGCCTGGTCACGCTGAAGCTGCTCCACGTCCTGGGCACGATCGAACGGGCAGACCATCAGCGCAGCCCCTCGATCTCGTCGGCGGACAGGTATGGAACGCCGTTGATGCGGATGAAGTCCGGGCTGGTGACGTCGAACGGCACCTTGTGCTTGTGCTTCTCGCCACCCTTGGCATCGATGTTCAGCAGGGCGGAGATCTTCGCCTTGCAGCCGAAGGCCTCCACACGGAATTCGTCGGTGGGGGTCTTGGCGTAGAACAGCGAGTCAAACGGTTCCAGCTGGCGGAAGCTGCCGGCGGCCTTGGCCGCCTCGATCAGCAGGTTGAAGTTGGTGGTATCCAGCTCCAGCTCGCCGCTGGCCGCCACATCACCGTCGACGAAGCCATCAGGCACGCCGCCGGTCTGCGCCACGGCGCTGTTGTCGGTGATGTCGAGGGTCACGGTCTCAACGTGGATCTGCAGATCGCCCACGGTGATGTCGAAGTTCATGCCGCCAATCTTGGCCATGGGCTTACTCCTGGTCGTCCTGGCTCAAGTCCAGGGCGATGTTTGCGGTGAGGGTTTTCGGGCAGTTGTAGGGACGCAGCTTCAGGTACGCCTCAACGGCGGTTTTGCTGGTCCAGACCAGGGTGATGGAGTCGTCCGAAGGCGGCTCGATGTCGCCCGGGAACTGAACGCCGGCGAACACGACCGAGCGGGACATGTCGCGCAGCGGCTTCATCAGGGCGGTTTTGTTCTGGGCCATCGAGGTGGCCGAGCTGTTCAGCTTGCGATCGGCGATGCGCTGAATCAGCAGGATCCGGACGCGCCGTGCGGCCTTGTCGGCGATGCGCAGGTACTCGACCACCTGGTAGTCCGAACCCGGGGCATCGAGCATGTTGCCGTCGCCCCAGAAAGTGCCGGGGTAGTCGGGATAGGTCTGCGGTACCGACAGACGCGCCTTGTCCAGCTCGGCCACGATCGCGGAGGGCAGCGGGATGCCGTCCTTGTCGACCGGCACGGCGCCGAGGCCGACCAAGGCGCCAGTGGCCACCCGCATCGGGCTATCGGCGATGCTGACGTCCGCGCGGGCCAGGCGGCCGGCGAGCACGCCCAGGTTGTTGCCATGCAGTTGCGGCACACACAGCACACGGGGAGCGGCCACATCGGCCGCCTTGGCCTTGGCTTCCGACAGGTAGGTGGACCAGTCCTGGCCGGCAGTGATTCCGGCGATCGCCGCCATGATGAACACCCGGCGCCCGTACTTGGCGCTCAGCTCCAGGGCTTTCGCGTGCATGGCGTCAAACGCGGCCTTGTCTGCCACCGGCGTGGTGATTACCACCGCCTCGACCGAGACGTTGTCCTGCTGGGCTTTGTCCAGGGCGGCAGCCCAGTCGCCGTTGGCGGCGATTGGGGCGGCCATGCAAGCCCACTTGTCCCCACCATTCTGGCGGGCGGCCAGGACCTGGCTTTTCAGGTCCGACGCAGTGGCGCCCAGTTCGGTATCCAGATCGCTTTGGGTATTGAGGGCAAGCAACTTGCCGACGTTCTTGCTCGCGGGGCCGATGAACAGGAAAAAGCGCTCGATCTCGGTCACGGCGCCCTGGCCGAGGTTGAGGTTGTTTACGTTGGCGGATCCAAGTGCCATGGAGTGCCTCTTAGCGGGGTGAGTTGAGGATTTGTTGCAGCACCTGGTTCACCAGCAGGCTGGTGTCGCGGGTGGTGCTCGCGCCGAGGAACTGGCGCTTGGGCAGCTTGATCTCCCAGTTGTCGGCGCCGGTCGACTCGCCCCGGGTTTCGTCCAGGACGCGAATCAGGACGCCGGCCTGCATGTAGCTGATGTGCTCGAGGATCCAGGCCACTGAGGGCCGGCTGAGCCGCTTCTTGCCCTCCTGGCGGACCTTGAAACCCAGTCGGCGCAGGCGCTTGGCTTGCCGCTGGGTCGCCATTTCACCTTCGCTGACCTTGTTCCAGCGGCGCATCTGCTGCGCGGTACGGCGCTCGGAGGTGCCGTTGTGCTGCTGGGCAGCAACCCAGGAGGTCAGGTTGTTCTTCCAGCCCAGGACGGCCTGGTCGGGGGTCAGGCTGGTGACCTGGATCAGCTTGCCCAGCCCAGCCTCCATCTTCTTCTGCCCGGGCTCCGGGTTTTTGCGGGCGGCAAAGGGTGAGCCGTCCAGGTTCTGCTGGCTGCGGATCCGCTGTCGGCTCATGGTCCTGACGCGTTTCGATACGTTGTTGAGCAGGCGGCGGCGCATGCGCGGCTCCAGCTGCAGCAGCGCCAGTTGCTCGCGCACGCCCAGGACGCCCCGGGCATCGAGGTCGAACAGACGATCAGCCATGAGCGGTCACCTCGCCCTGTTCAGCCACCCACAGGTCATAGGGGATGAACGACCAGGTCTTGCCGAAAGCCTCGATCTCGCCGGCATCGTCCTCAGCCAGGTACTGGGGCTCCACGAACTCCAAGACCAGCTCCACATCGAACAGCCCCTGCTCAAGGTCCAGCGGTTCGATGTTGAACGCTGGTGGCGAGAGGTCGTAACGCTCGCGGTCTGGGTCGTTGGTTTCGAGCCAGCTACCCACCAGGGCGACCAGGCGGGGCGGTGAACCCTTGAACCGCTCGAAGCCGAACACCGCGCTGTAACGCGTATCGCCCATGTGCAGACCGCGGTCGGATTCCTTCCAGATCAGCTGGACATCCATTTTCTCGACCCAGCTGTCCAACTGCTCCTCGAGCACCAGCTGCCGCTCAAGCAGGTAGGCGGTGAGCGCCTGGAGCTTGTTCACAGAAGCTTCGCCGTAATGCGGCCACGACCCTGCAGGGCGCGGACGGCCTGCTGGCTGAAGACCAGGAAGGCCTCGGCCCGTTCTGGGGCTTCCTTGCCGGTGTTCTCGGCCACCTCGCGACGGGTCACCGTGGCGAACTGGGCCAACAGGCTGGCTTTCGCCCGCATGTAAACGGCGCGCTTGTACAGCGACGCCTGAAAGGTGCGCTCCGGCAGAACGGTGCTGTCTGCGGTCTCAACGTTTGACACTCCAACGTCCTGCCAGCGCGCTTTCAGCTTGGCCAGGTCAAGGTTGACCTCGTGCATGGCCGTAGTGAGATCAGCGGTCAGCATGTCTGTGGCGTACTCGCCCGGCAGCCGATAGCCCTTCTGGAACTCGGCCACCGACAGATCGGGCCAGAACCCGTCATTGACGATGGTCTGTTCCACCAGGGTGTTGGTCTTGCCGGAAAACCCGCTCATGCTGGCCACTCGAATAGGGCAGGTTGCTGCTGCGGGAGGGTCGGGGTCATGAATGACTCGGCCTTTCCGTAGCAACTCCCTGCGGGGGGGGAAGACGGTTACTCGGTGTCGGTGCTGTCGCCGACCTGGTGGTGCTCTGCTGCTACCTGCAGAACTTCATCGAGTCGGGTTGCAAGCTGGGCAGTCGACTGCCCACCTTGGGCGATCGCCTTGTCCAGCGCCTTGCGGGCACCGGCCAGGCGCGTACCCACACCGATGCTTTCGTACAAGGACTCGGCTCGTTCGAAGTGCACGACGGCGGAGGCCCAATCCTTGCGATCCATTGCCAGCAGGCCGAGCTGCTTGTGGTATCGAGCCGGAATACGTTCGAACAGGGACCACTCACCATCCACGCGGGGCAGCAGGTTGCTGACGTAGGGCTCAGGACTACGACCGGCCTTGTATTCGGCCTCTGCCCACTCAATTACCTCGTCCGCGATGAAGGTCGGCACGTCGCGGTCGAAGCCTTCCGGCAGCTTCTGACCTTGAGCCATCGCGAAATCGGCGAGCGCCAGTGCCGGTTCAAACTGCGCGGTATCGAACAGCCAGATCACGACGTACATCAGCACCTGGTTAGGGAAGTTCAGGCCGGATTCGCCGTAGCGACCGACGTATTCCAGGTACTTGGGCAACAGCTCGTCGCGCTTGATGAGCTGCCGCTGCTCAAGGCTGTTGAGCCCCTTCAAACGCTCGAGGTCGACCTTCAGGGCGTCCTCCATCAGCTTGTAGTGCTTCTGCGCGTTGGCTGGGCTGCTCAGCGCTGCCGCCGGAGAGTACGCCGCCGGTGCGGCACTGGCGGCAGCAGCTGCCGTGCCTTGTGCGAGGGTGCGCCGCTTGTGCGCCAGTGCCAGGCTCATCAGATCACCTCAACGTTTTCGGTCATGGCGAACTTCTCCAACTGCTCGATCACGTAGCCCTCGTTGCGGCTGTTGTAATCCTCGATGCGGGAGCGTTTCGGGTTGTCGACGGTCTGCTTACGCCAGCTGCTGTCCTGGACGTAAATCGACAGGTTGTCGAAGCTGGTGACCAGCACCGAGTTGACCGGGAAGTTCGGCACGCTGAACGACGGCAGACCGCCATAGGTAGCGATGACCTGCTGGCTCTCGATGCGCTCTTTCTCGGTCGGTGTGCCACCTTGACTGGCATACAACTTCGCCTTGTCAGCGGCCAACAGGTCGCTGCCGATGATGGCCACCAGGTCGCCACCGTCGCGCACGCGCTCGTCAACCATCTGCTTGGTGTCGTGCACCAGGGCATCCAGGTTCTCGTAGTCGCCGTCCTTGCCCATGGTGACCTTGCCGGCCACCTTGCCTTCTTTCAGCACCTGCGCCGGGATCTGCTCGCGGGCCTGTTGCAGCCAGCCCTTGTTCACGTCCTGCAGCAGCGGGTACTGGGTGATATCGGTCTGCACCGCGGCGTGAGTGCCGTGGAAGCCGACCATGATGCGGTCAAGGGCGATCTGCTTCTGCACCGCGGCGGAGTACTTCTGGTGGAAGTCCGGGAACTTCGCCCAGGCATCGATCTTGGCGTAGGAGAGGCTGACGTCCGATTCCGTCGACGACAGCTCGTAGGTGTTCTCATCCAGCGCCGAGGCATCCTTCGCCTCGCGATCGGTGGTCTTGGTGTTGGTGCGGCCAGTGACCGGACCGGAGGTGCCCAGGAACACCTTCTGGCCCTTGATCTCGGTGACCAGGACCACGTTGATGCGCTGCAGGAAGTCAGCCTTCGCGGTGATCGCGTCGTTCAGTTCCTGCGCAATGGTCGGCTCGACGCTGAACATACGGGCGACGGTGTCCACGCCGTAGGTTTCAGACATCGCCAACTGCATAGCAGCGTACATCTGCGCGCCGTAGGAGCTCAGGTTATAGGACATGTCAGAGCACTCGCTTCTTGTCGGCGTTGCCACCGGTGGTACGGGGCACCTGGCGACCCTGCGGGGTGTTCACCAGCTGGGAGAACATGTTTTCGATGTTCGCCATGCTTTGGGCCAGCGCCTGATTGGTCGGCTGCGGAACAACCTGCGGGGTTTTCGGCGCAACCGGGGTACGACGGCGGCTGAATTCGCGCTGCTCTTCGGCGGTGGAGACGATGTCGTCAACAGCACTTTCGACGTTATCGATCGGCTCCTGGGCAGGTTCTGGGGCTTCTTCAGCAGCAGGCTCGATCACGGCCTGAATACCGGCGGCCACGATCAGAAGTTGCTGCAGCAGCGCACCAAGCGCTGTAGCGGTTGCTTCATCCATTGGGGGTTTGCTCTCGGTGGGGGTGTCAGAAGGCGCCGCGCTCGACGGCTCGGTAGCGAAACGCTTAAAGAACTTGGTCATGAGGGCCGCCAGCTTCCCGATTTCGGATTCGGTACCGGCTTTGTTAAGCGGCCCCAGCTCGACAGGCGCGCAGAAGTGCGCAGCCTTGCTCGTGCGGCTGGAGAAATAGAGCTCTTCAGTGCCCAGGCTGGCCGGGGAGTCGGTGACTGCCATGCCGGTCAGGTAATACTTGCCGGTGTTGGCGAAGTTCGGGGTGATCTCAACGCTGGTGAAAAGCTTCTCGCCCTGGTCGTTCAGCCACAGCAGCTTGTCGTTGGGCTTGAGCTGCGCCTCGAGGGCGACCTGACCGGGCTGCAAATCCTCCGCATCTTCGACCAGGCGAAGGGAATAGACGGTGCCGAACGAACCGGACCAGCGCTCATGCTCGCACCAGATCACCGCGGTATAGGTGGCGGTCTTGTAGGTTTCCGCAGCGTCGCGCAGTTCCTGGGGAAGGATTTCACGACCATCGACAGTCGGGCCGCTGGTGGCAACGCGTTTCCAGTACGAAACAAGGGAACGGGGCATGGGAGTCTGCAGGGTTCGTGGCTTTGAGGCCCCCACCTTATGAAGTCGAACCCTCCGCAACAAACGGTTTGATTGCGCCCCTCTCCTATTTGCACGTTCTAGGATAAAGCCGGAAATATACCGGGAGTTAGGTACCCAATCGGCGCTTAGACTGCGCCGCATGTACTACTCGAACGAAGTCAAAGAAGCCGCCAAACGTCTGTTCCTACGCCGCTGCAAGGCGAAGGAAATCCAGGCGCAACTCGGGCTGCCTAACGTCCGGATCGTCTATTACTGGATCCGGCAGGGCGGATGGGAGGACATGCTCACCGACGAGGAACCGCTGACGGCTGTCAGCCGTCGCATCACCCTGCTGTATGAAAAATCCGGGGTATTGAGCGAGGCCGAGCAGAACGAGCTCGACCGCCTGATCACGCAACGTGAGCGCCTGGCCAAGCAATGCGCCAAGCCGGCCGCCCCAGTGCCACAAGCTGAACCTACAGATGACCAGGGCGGCGAGCAGCCACGGCGCGATAGAGGTGAGCGAGGTCAGCGCCGGCGAGGCGAGCGCGGTGAAGGCAAGAAACAGAAAGCGCCCAAGAACGACGTCACCAGGCTCACCGAGGTGGACTTCCTCGACAAGTTCATCAGCAAGATGTTCGGCTACCAGAAAGAGCTGTTCGAGGCCAAACAGAACCCGCTCACAGCCCGGATCCGCAACATTCTCAAGTCCCGGCAGGTGGGCCTGACCTACTACTTCGCCGGCGAAGCCTTCATGGATGCAGTGCTCACCGGGGACAACCAGGTGTTCCTGTCGGCCAGTCGTGCGCAGTCCGAGATCTTCCGCAGCTACATCATCTCGTTCGCCCAGGAATGGTTCGGCCTCGAGCTTACCGGCAACCCCATTGTCCTGAGCAAGGACGGGAAGCCGTGGGCCGAGCTGCGCTTCCTCAGCACCAACAGCAGCACCGCCCAGGGCCACCACGGGCACGTCTACGTTGACGAATACTTCTGGATCAAAGACTTCGAGAAGCTGAACAAGGTGGCGTCGGCCATGGCCACCCACAAGAAGTGGCGCAAAACCTATTTCTCCACGCCCAGCGCCGTCACGCACCAGGCCTACCCGTTCTGGACCGGCGAATCGTTCCGCAACCGCAAGAAGAAGCGCGGAACGCCTGCTGTGGCCGAGTGGCCGGCGGTAACGGCATACGGCGCCGGCGCGCTATGCCCTGACGGCCAGTGGCGCAAGACGATCACCATCCTGGACGCGATCAACAGCGGATGTGACCTGTTCGACCTCGAGCAGCTGCAGCTGGAGTACGACGACGATGCATTTGAGCAGCTGTTCATGTGCAAATTCATCGACAGCTCGCAGGGGGCCTTCCACCTGGCCGACCTTGAGCGCTGCTACAGCGATCAGTCCCTGTGGACAGACTACGACCCCGACGACAAGCGACCCTTCGGCAACAGCCCGGTCTGGATCGGCTACGACCCCAGCCGCACTCGTGACGATGCAACGTGCGTGGTCATCGCCCCGCCGCTCGAGCAGGGCGCCAAGTTCAGGATTCTGGAGAAACACAGCTGGCGGGGGCAGTCGTTCAAGCACCAGGCCAACGAGGTCAAGAAACTCACCGAGCGGTTCAACGTACAGCACATCGGCATCGACACCACCGGTATCGGCTATGGCGTGTTCGACCTGGTGCGCGACTTCTACCCGCGGGCCCAGGCGATCCACTACAGCCTGGAGACCAAGAACGCCTTGGTGCTCAAGGCGCAAGACACGATCCAGCACGCCCGGATCGAGTGGGATGCCGGCAACAGCGATATTGCCCAGGCCTTCCTGACAATCAAGCGCGGCACCACGGCCAGTGGCCAGGTGACGTACAGCGCCTCGCGTACAGAAGCCACCGGCCATGCCGACATAGCGTGGGCCATCATGCACGCCCTCCACAACGAACCTCTCAACACCAACCGGCAGCGGCGCAGCCGTTACGTCACCAGCGGACCAGGAACTCATGGCACAAACTCACGTAGCCCAGCAGCAGCCCAGACAACCCGTGCGAGCCTTCACGTTCGGCGCGCCCGAGGCCGTTCTGACCAACAACATCGCCAACTACCTCGGGGTCTTTCCCAGCGACGACGGCACCATTTACACGCCACCGGCCTCACGCGTTGGCCTGGCCAAGCTGCTGCAGGCCAACGCGCACCACGGTGCAATCCCGCCATTCAAACGCAACCTGCTGCTGCGTGAATTCATCCCTTCGCGTGGTTTCAGCCTTCAGGCCATGAGCCGATCGGCGCTGGACTACATGGTGTTCGGCGAAACCTACCTGCTGCGCAAGCGCAGCTTTTTCGGCGAGGTCCTGGAGCTCGAGCACCTACCGGCGATCAACATGCGGGTAAAGGTGAACGGTGGATATGTGATGCTCATGCCCGATGGCTGCAAGCTGGAGTTCGACCAGGACGAGGTCGAGCACATCTTCAACTACGACGTGCAACAGAACATCTACGGCGTGCCCGACTATCTGGGCGGACTCCAGGCGCTGCTGCTCAACGAGGCCGCCACCTTGTTCCGCCGGCGCTACTACAACAACGGCGCACATGTCGGATACATCTTCTACTCAAACGACCCGAACATGAGCGAAGAGGACGAGGAGGCACTGCAGGCTCAGATCTCCGGCAGCAAGGGTGTGGGTAACTTCCGCAGCATGTTCGTCAACATCCCGGGCGGCGGCGAGAAGGCCATCCAGATCATCCCGGTTGGTGACTTCCAATCGAAGGACGACCTGGAAAAGGTCAAAAACATCACCAGGAACGACATCATCGCGGCCTGGCGTATGAACCCTGCACTGGCCGGCATCATCCCCGAGAACAGCGCAGGCTTCGGCGACATCGAGAAGATCGATCGGGTCTACACCAACAACGAGATCCGACCCATCTGCCAGATGTTCAATCAAGTCAACGACACATTGCGCGAAGACAGGCGAATCAACTGGAAAGAAGCACCAGACGCCGCTGAAACCACTACATCTAGTAACTAATCACAGGTGAAGTAACTAGAAAATGACGGCATAATGGTGGCGCATCTGAACCCTGGGGAGGGACACCATGCGAGTCAACTGCACGACTTGTGGCCATAAAGGCCGGATCAGTTCGCGGGAAGAGGTAACCCGCGCCTACGCCAAACTGTATTGCCAATGCCTGGACGCCGAGTGCGGCCACACGTGGGTATCTGAGCTCACGTTTTCACACACGCTGCGGCCCTCAGCCCAGCAGTTGGACACGCTGATTCTGGACCGCTTCAAAGGCCTTTCAGCGGACAAGCAAAGGGAGTTGTTTGAGTACATGAGCAGGCCTGCAGCCTGATAAGAACCGCCGGCCGATTGGTCGGCGGTTTTGTTTTGGATGACTCAGTAATCCTAGTCGTCCGGGTTATTGGCCAACTGATCAATCAAGCGTCCGATCTGGCGTTGTTCCTGATCCGCCATCTGGCGAAAAAGCCGGATCAACCGCCGTTCGTTTTCGCTCAGACCGGACCATTCAAAGTCCACCAGTTCAACGCATTCCTGCTCAGCTACTGCCAAATTCAACATTTGCTAACTCCTTGATATGCAATGTGAATTTGCAGTTATCAGGGCAGCAAGAACGCTTTACATGGAGGCACGACGAATGGATAAGAGACGTGGCGGACTATGCGGTGGCGTCATCGAACATTGCCTTCAAGAAACGGCGCAAAGCGCGCTGATCCTCTTCGGGAATTCTGCGGTATTGAGCGACGACAGAGTCCTCCTCGGTGCTGAGCGATTCACGGGCTGCCGTCTGGCGAACACCTGTCAGGATGTAAGGGACATCGAAGCCCATCGCCCAGGCTCTGCTCAGATAGGTCGCCGTCGCATCACTAGCGCCTGCCTCATAGTTGGCCTGGGTCCGTTTGACGATGCCGCAGGCTGCAGCAGCCTGGTCTTGGGTAAGTCCACAACGCTTCCGTTCGTCGCGCAGCCGAGCCCCGATCTCTTTCGAATCGTGCAAAATTTTTCATCCAAGGAGTTTACAAATGCACATAGGTGCATCATTCTGCATTCTCACTCACACGAAAATGCATGGAAATGCACTATGCCTAATACCCCAATCAGCGAGCAAGCCCGCCAACGCGCCCGAGAAGAACTAGAGCGTCGTGGCCAGACGGTGAAAGGTTTTGCACTTCAGAACGACCTGAACCCCAGCACCGTATACGCGGTGCTGAGCGGTCAAAGCCAATGTCGGCGGGGGGAGGCACACCGTGCCGCTGTCCTGTTAGGCATCAAAGACGGTGTGATCGAAGAGTAAGGCCATTCGCCATCAGGGAGAAACCAGAACATGAATCGCTCAGTTCTCAAGACAAGGAAGGATGTGGTCAGCGCGATCATCCGCGCATACCCGGGCGGTCGGGCCCAAGCAGCTGCCCATCTCGGCCTCGAGCTCAAAAAGTTCGATAACCACGCCTACGAAAACAACAACGCTCGCCCGCTCAACGACCTGCAGCTGTGCCAGTTGGAGGCCACTGCCCACACCACGTTCCTGCCTGAGTTCATTGCTTCGCTGTATGGGGGCATCTTCGTCAAGGTCGCCGATGTCGACGCCCTGGACAACGTCGAGCTCTATGCCATGTCGATGGTCACTTCTGCCAAACGCGGCGCGGTTGATCTGGAGATCGCCAAGGCCTTGGCTGATGGCTCTATCTCGAAAGAAGAAGCCGATGAAATCCTGCGTGCCCATGAGGCACACATGTCAGCCCGCCACACCGAGGTGCTGTCGGCAATCGCGCTACACCGCGCCCGTTCGGGGGTGGCTGCATGAGCACCACTCACCCCGACTACCAGGACGTGCTGAAGTCCTCCGCGCGCCACTACCTGCAGCGGCACCAAGCCGAACACCTGAGCGGCGACGATCGTCTGTTCACCCGAGCTGTTTGCCACCTGGTGGCGGATCACAACGTATCTGATCCCACTGCTGAAAAAGCCGTGCACTTAGCCATGAACGACCTTGGCCTGGGCTCAGTTGAACGCACGCATCCCCGCGCAGCGCGTACCTAACCCCTAATCCTACGCCCACCCCGCTTTCTGTGGGTTTGGGTGAGTTGCGTCCGAAGTCGAGGTTTTCATGGAGAACAAGCTGGTGATCAAGGCGGAATTGAGTGCCGAGCAGGCCAACGCCTTGCTGGCCTTGCTCAAGTCGGAGTACCGCGTCGCGCTTATCGACCAGTGGTGGGATGACACCTACCGCTACGTGCCCGAGGAAGACCGGCACACCGCAATTGTCCTGAGAAACCCCGTCATGGGCGCGCAACGCCGGCTGATCGGCGCGCTGTCCTACAGCCTCAAAACTGCGAAGTAACCGTCATGATGAATGAAGATATCCGCTCTCAAGTGCTGCAACGGCTGGAAAGTGATTTCGGCCTGAAGCTGCGTGTCGGCACGAACTACATGCGGGGCGGCGTATGCCCGGCCTGTGGAAAGAAAGAGCTGTACGCCCGCCATGACAGCCCGTGGCAGATCCGCTGCGGGCGCCCGGAGCGCTGCGGCCACATCGAGCATGTCAAAGGCATCTATGAGGATCTGTTCGAAGACTGGAGCAAGCGCGCACCGGCCACGGAGAACGACCCCAACCTGACCGCCCGCACCTACCTGGAATTTTCCCGGGGCCTCGATGCCTGGAAGATGACCGGCTGGTTTACCCAGGAAAACTACGTCAACCAGGAAAGCGGCGAGGCCAGCGCCACGGTCCGCTTCCCGCTGCCGAACGGCGGTTACTGGGAGCGGCTGATTGATCGTCCTGCCCGCTTCGGCAAGATGAAGGCCCGCTTCAAGTTCGGGTACAGCGCGCAGGGACAATGGTGGTGCCCGCCGAGCCTCAAGCTTGAGGCCGTCAAGGAACTGTGGATCGTTGAAGGCATCTTCGACGCCATCGCCCTGGTGCAGAACGGCATCGACGCAGTGTCGGCCATGTCGAGCGTGAACTTCCCAGTAGAGGCGCTGAAGCAACTGGCCGAGCAGCGCCCGGGCAACCTCCCCACCTTGGTCTGGGCTCTGGACAATGAGCCCACTGCCCGCGGCTATCTGCAGCGCTGGGCCAAGCAAGCGAAGGAAATGGGCTTCGAGTGCAAGGCCGCTCTGATTCCTCAGCGGGACAAGAAAGTCGACTGGAACGACCTGCACCAGCGCTGGCAGTTCGAGGAGGAAGGTCAGGCGCGCAACCACAAGCGCAAACACGATCTGGAAGCCGCCCGCCATGAGGGCGACCTGCTGCTGGCTTCTACTGCCCGCGAAAAGGCCCTGCTGAAGTACATGTGGGATGAGGGTTTCACGGAGTTCGCTTTCGACTTCGGCAACCAGACTTATTGGGCCAAATTCGACCTGTCCAAGCTCGAGGAGGAGCAGAAGGAACTCGCTGGCAGCAAGGACCAGGACGACGAAGACGATCGCCGTGATGTGCTCAAGAAGGTCTGCTCGCTGAAACTGCTGGCCAACTGCCGTTTCCAGGCGCTGTACAAGCAGGTCAGCGATGTCACCAACGAAGCCTGGTTCTACTTCCAGGTGGCCGGCAAGCAGGACGATGACGGCGATAATTACACCTTCACGCCCAAACAGATCTCGTCCAGCAGCGAGTTCAAAACCCGCCTGATGTACTCCGGCGCCACATGGCTCGGCACGCAGAAGCACCTGGACCAGATCATCCTGCGGCAGACCGAAGGCCTCAAGACCGTCGAGACCATCGACTTCCTGGGCTACAGCCGCGACCACCAGGCCTACATCTTCAACGACATTGCCATCCACAAGGGCTCGATCTTCAAGGCCAACGACGAAGACTACTTCGAGTTCGGCAAGCAGCGGGTCAAGTGCCTGATGAAGTCGGTGAAGATCAAGAACGCCCTGGACGCTAAAGGCTATCGCGAGGATTGGCTGCGCCACCTGTGGACCTGCTTCGGCGAGAACGGGGTGTTGGCCCTTACCTACTGGTTCGGCTCGCTGTTCGCCGAGCAGATCCGGGCCGAGCATGAAAGCTTCCCGTTCCTGGAAATGTCTGGTGAACCCGACTCGGGCAAGACCACGCTGATCAAGTTCCTGTGGAAGCTGTTCGGCAGGATGTACGAGGGCTTCGACCCGGCAAAGAGCTCGTTCTCTGGCCTGAGCCGAGCCATGGGCCAGGTAGCCAACCTGCCCCTGGTGCTGCTCGAGGCCGACCGGAACACCAACGAGGACAACACCAAAGCCTTCGAATGGGACCAATTTAAGGACTTCTATGGCGGCGGCACCCTCCGGACCCGTGGCGTGAAGTCCAACAGCAACGACACGTATGAGCCGCCGTTCCGTGCCTCGATCGTGATCGCGCAGAACGCCATTGTCGTTGGTCACGAGGCGATCATCAGCCGGATCTTCCGCCTGCCCTTCCTCAAGCCAACTATCACCGAGGAAAGCCGGCGTGCTGCTGACGCGATCGTGCAGACCGAGCTCGAGGACGTCAGCCACTTCATGATCAAGGCCATGCGGGCCGAGCCGAAGATCCTCAAGCGTTTCGCCGAGCTGTACCCCAAGTACCGCGCCGAGCTGTGGGGCAACCGCAAGTTGACTTCGGACCGGGTAATCAAGAACCACGCCATGATGCTGGCCCTGGTGGACTGCCTGCAGCTGGTGATCGAGATCCCGGAGCACATGGTCAAGGCGTGCCGCAAATACGTCGAGAAGGCTGCCAGCGAGCGCCAGGCGGCGATCACCACTGACCCGAAAGAGGTGAACGAGTTCTGGCAGGTCTACGACTACCTTGAGTCGCTGCCGGGTGCCCCTCTGGTCAACCACAGCAAGACCCCTGGCCAGATCGCCATCAACCTCAACCAGTTCGCCGAGGTGGCTATTGAGCACCGGCAGCGAATCCCGGAGCTGGCAGTACTGCGCCGCCTGCTCAAGGACTGCCGTGCACACCAGTGCCTGTCGGAGCAGAAGCGCACCGAGAGCATTATTCGGGCTCGGCTGCAGGCCGCTCTACCAGCTCAGAAAATCCCACAGTCCGTTCGCTGCTTTGTCTTCCGGGAGTAACCGCCATGGACATTCACGTCATCAACAGCGATTGGAAAACCGAGGCGCCGGACCTGATGGGATTCGTCACTGCCAGGCTGCCGGGCACAGTTGGAGTGGCGCCGTACATCCACGCCGACGCTTATGCCACCGATGGGTTGCTGGAGATACTGGAAGTGCGCGTGGCACGCGGCGAGCGCGGGATCCTGGTCATGTCTTGCACGCGAGCTCAGGTGCAGGCAGTCCTGGAGTGGGGCGCCTGTGACGACGAAGACCTGCTGAAGGATCTGGAGATTTTCCTGGTGCGCCGCGACTAGCGGCTGACCGGGGAACACGCCGGCAATGGCCGGAAAAGAAAGGCGCCGAGGAGTTGCAGCTCCTCGACGCCAGCCACTACAGAGGAAAGATCGATGAATCAGACCCAAAGCAGCGGTACCGCGAAGCCTACCACAAGCGCGGCTGACCACAGCCCGCGCCTGCTGGCCATCGGTGTGATCGGCGCCGCCATGGTTGATCACCAGGTGCACCGCTCGGCCAGCACCCGTGCCCGCCTCGAAGGCGCCGCCGACATGGCCCAGCGTCTGGGCGTGCTCAATGGTGCAGAAGCCCAGTTCGTCGCCACCTTACTCGCCCGGTACGACGCGGGCCAACCTCGCACCGCATTCGCTCCAGGAGCTCAAGCATGAGCCAGCAAACCCGACCGCGCCTGGCCAGTCACTCGTTGGACCTGCCCAACCACTGCGACATCTGCAACAAGGCCCGCTCCACCAGGAAGCATCAGCGTTGCAGCCAGATCCGCCAGAAGCGCAAATCTGCCGAATGGGAGGCCTACATGGCCAACGTTAAAGCCAAAAAAGCACAGCAAGGACGCCAATATGCTCGCTAACCAAACAGCACCCCGTGACCTAGTAATCAGCGTTCGGCTTAGCGCTGGCACCTACACCGCCCGGGCCCGGGGCGAGAAGGCCACCGCCAGCAGCACCATCAGCGCCGATGCTGCAGCACGCGCCTTGGCCAGCAAGTTGGGGGCCGAGATGACACAGCCGGATCTGTTCGCAGCCAACCGCTGCAGCACCGAGCCACACGTCCAATTCACCGCCCAGCGCGCCAGCTGATGGAATAGCAGTAATGAATAATATGCATGCCCCCTCGAACGAAGCGCTGATGCTTGAGAACGCGGCTCTCATCAGTTCGCTCAACGAACTGATCAATCAGCTGAAACGACCGCAAGTGTCCATACAAGATCAACTGTGGACAACACAGGACATTGCCGACTATCTCAAGTTGGCCCAATACACAGTTGAACGCCGTGTCGTGGTGCAAGACACCTTTCCGGAAAGCATGCAGCCGTGCGCTACCGGAGAGCGGGCATCTAAACGCTGGTTTGCTGGGGAGGTGATCACATGGAGCAGGCAAAATAGAGCAAGGCTGCCAGAACCCCGTGCCAGAAGGCGTGCATAAAGCTTAAGCCTGCCTCGCGCAGGCTTTTTTCAATCCAGACGCAATGCCATTTCTGAAGCAGTGGCGTTGTAATAGACCATCAACGAACGTGGGTCTTTGTGGCCGGTGATACGGGCAAGGTCGAGGACATCGACCTTTCTTGCCAGTCGCGTAATAGCCTCATGTCGAGTGTCATGGAATGTGAGCCCCACAATCGCTACATCGTCTCGCACCTTCCTAAACATCGCATCGGCCGACGCAGACGTCAGTCTGAACAGTTTTTCAGCACCTTTCTTCTCTCCCAGTAGTATCCCGACCAGTGCGACGGCCCGCTTGCTGAGAGGGACATTCCGGCTAGATCCGTTCTTTGTCATTGGAAGGTGCACAAAGCGCTGTTTAAGGTTCACATCCTTGGCAGTGATCCCAAGAATTTCGCCTTGCCTCATAGCTGTTTCCAGGGCGATGAGAAATGCCATGGCCAGCTCCTGGTGAAGCGTCACAGGGATTTCGGCTTCTACGTAGCCAAGCCGGTTAAGCAAAGCGGTTTCTTCCGCTGGGTCGATGCGGCGATCCCTGGGCGGATTGTTGAGGGGCCGCTTAACATCGCGCACAGGGTTGACGACACATGCTCGCCATTCCCGACGAGAAATCTCGAACACTGACGACAGCAATGTCATCTCACGGCGGACGGTGGGACTGGCAACTACTCGAAGTCTTGCGTCACGCCACTTGGCTACCTGGTCACTGGTGATGTCCGACAGGAACTCCCCTACCCATTCCAGCTCTGCATCAAACTTGTCCAGCCGGAGCTCTTCCCATTTCTTGCCAGCCTTGGTGGGGGTCACGTCACGTTTGTAGCGGCGTAGCGCTTCAGATACGGTCATTTCTACTGAACACTTAGGTCCGCCGGCAGATGCCAGAATCTCGGCCTCACGGGTGGTGGCCCATGCAACTGCTGCGGCCTTCGTTGCGAAAGTCCTAGTGTCCCGAACTCCCAATCTCGCCACCTCGGCTCGCCAGCCGCCGCTACGCTTCCGAAAAGATGCCATTCACTACCTCTGTCCTTGCTGGCGTAAAAGTGGCGTAAAGGCTATCACGCCGACGCAGCCAATCGCCGCGAACTGCACTTAGGTGAACTGCGAAAACCCAGTGTAATCAGTGGGTTGAAGCCGTATTCCAGCAACAGCACCTTTTTGTCACCTTCCCCAAGTTGCCCCCTCGGGGCACCAAGATCCAGAAAAAACCGACCTTATGGTCGGTTTTTTTGTGCCTGCGATTTTGGTGTCGATGGGAGGCGGTTTACTTGACGCCAGCCCATCGCCCCTGCCCTCTCCTGCAATGGGTGCAATCTATTGGCCGTCACTCCAGCCAATACTTAAGATGTCACTCATCTGATATACACAGAAAGTATTGCCGGCATGATGGCGCTTAGCCATGCTTGCGACCCCACTTCTCACCCCCTGTGCAGATCATGAAACCAACCGTGCCCTGTCTGGCGGCAATGATGCTGCTGAGTGGGTGCAATGGAATGCCGACCGCTTATGTATCGAATCCTGTCTACGACCAGGCTTTCGTAGTCACCTCTGGTGCCCCGCTGCCGATGCTGCTGATGGCCACTGCCATCCAGTGGAACGAAGACTACGCCGTCACCGCCAAACACACGCCCTTCCTGCGCAACGTGGTCCACGAAGGCCTCGGTGACGTGGTGTTCTTCAAGCACAAGGCCACCCAGGTACCCCTCTGGCGCCAGTACGTGCCGGGCGAGTCGGTGACAGCGGTCGGTTTCAACAGCCTGATGATGCCTGTGCAGGGCAAGGGCCGTACCCTGGATTCGCTGGTTCGGCTGGAAGGGACGCCTGGCAGTGTCTTCTATTCGGTGCACGACGGCCCGATGGTCAAAGGCATGTCCGGTGGCCCGGTGTTCGCCGAGGACGGCAAGGTGGTCGGGATCAATGTCGCATTCATCCCCAAGGATGAAATCGACAGGCGCAACCGGCCCGATCTGGCTGACAAGGCGCGCGTCAGCGTGTTCCTGTCGTACAGCGAGATCGACAAGGAATGGCGGCGCTTTCAGTACCTGGCGCAGAAGAACAAACCCAGCGGCACGCCTGTCCCGGTCAAGGGGTATGTGGCTGTTGCGGGCAAGCCTTGAATCCAGGCTGGTGCGTTCAGCAAGGAAAAATCTGAATGCTCACCGCGTCGTAATGTGAGGCTGAGCGAAGAGGTCGACGCCCAGTGCACGAATGACCTTCAATACAGTGTCAAAACGGGGCTTCGCTCCAGGACTGAGCGCTTTGTAGAGGCTTTCCCGACCCAAACCGCTCGCTGCCGCTATCTGAGACATCCCCCGCGCCCGGGCGATATGTCCGAGCGCACGGATGATTTCATCTGTATCACCATCAGCCAGAACCTGGCTCAGATACTCGCTGATAGCCTCGTCGCTGTCTAACAATGTTGCCATGTCAAAGGGAATGAGTTTTTCGTTCATTTCAGTTCCTTCGCCAGCTTTCTGGCCTTCAGGATATCGGCGGCCTGAGAAGACTTGTCTCCTCCGACAAGCAAGACAATCAGACGATTTTCCTTACGCGTGAAATAGATCCGGTACCCGGCGGCAACATCAACGCGAAGCTCGCTGATACCTCCTCCAAGTGCCTTGAAATCGCCAAGATTCCCCATCGCCGCTCGCTCGAGCCTGCGGCCGACGGCCACTTTGGCTCTGAGATCTTTCAAGCCAGCCAACCAGCAGGCGAAGCTCTCAGTTTGCTCAACAACACAGATCATGTGGACACCCTAATCGTATCCGTATGGATACGAACTAGCAAGATTTGGAAGTGATTCCACTCTGGCGACGCTCGCCGAGAATAGAAATTCGGCCGCGTCCGTTATCTACGTCAGCATTGTCTTCACAGCGATAGCTACAAAATCTCTTGCAACATCCAACGCCGAACCTTCGAGGCCCCTCGACGTCCGATCCTGCATCGCCCCCGTTTCGAGGCACCCCGCGTGAAAGACATCATCGCCCGCAAATACCGCCTGATGGTGAAGACCTTCGGCTACATCGGCTGGTCGCTGTTCTGGCTGCTGCTCTGGGACGTGCTGGTCACCATCGACTTCATGCTGTTCTTCAACAGCAAGTTCACCCTGCCGCTGATCCCGCTGACCTTGCTCGGTTCGTCGCTGGTGGTGCTGGTGAGCTTTCGCAACAGCAGCGCCTACAACCGCTGGTGGGAGGCGCGCACATTGTGGGGCGCGCTGGTGAACAGCTCACGCAGCTTCGCCCGGCAGACGCTGACGCTGATCGACGACCCGGACGACGGGCTGAACCCGGTCAAGGCCACCTTGCTGCGCCGGCATATCGCCTACGTGAACTGCCTGGCGGCACACCTCAAGGGCCAAGCCTGCCCGGATGAACTGATGGCGTTCATTCCTCCGGCCGAATTCGAGCGGCGCAACCGTTCGAACAACTTCGCCAACGACATTCTCGGTGGCTCGGCGGCACTGCTCGCGCGCGAGTACCAGGCCGGGCGGCTGGACAGTATTCGCCTGGCGCGGCTGGAGTCGACGCTGGTGGACCTGTCCAACGCCCAGGGCGGCATGGAGCGGATCGCCAACACGCCACTGCCCTACCCTTATGTGTATTTTCCGCGGCTGTTCATCACCCTGTTCTGCCTGATCGTGCCGGTGGGGCTGGTGGAGTCGCTGGGTTGGTTCACGCCGCTGGCGTCCACGGTGGTCGGGTTCATGCTGCTGGCGATCGAGCGGATCGGCACCGACCTGCAAAGCCCGTTTCGCTTCAGCGAGCACCAGATTCAGATGGATACGATTTGCGAAACGATCGAGCGCAACCTGGAGTCGATGCAGCGGGAAGCGCAGTGTGGGGAGTTGATGCAGTGA